AACACAACCAGTGGCGGCTACGGCTCCTGCAGGTGAAAGTGCCAAGAGAGCAGAAGACATCTTGAAGTTGATTAGATCAAGACAAGCAAAATAATCTGACATTTTACCAAGGCCCTAGCATTGACGTTAGGGCCTAGGTATGCTAAAATAGATTACACAAAGGACAAAATTATGACAAAAGTATTCGACGCAACAAAATTTAGAAAGAGCATCACAAAATCAATCCAAGGACTAGGTATTGGATTCAGTGACCCAACAGACTGGATCTCAACAGGAAATTACGCATTGAACTATTTAATGACCAGTGATTTCAACAAAGGTATTCCACTTGGAAAAGTAACAGTACTTGCGGGAGAATCAGGAGCAGGTAAAAGTTACATAGCATCAGGAAACATAATCAAGAATGCACAAGATCAAGGTATATTTGTTATCTTAATTGATACAGAGAATGCACTAGATGAAAAATGGTTACAAGCATTAAAAGTAGACACTTCAGAAGACAAACTTTTAAAATTAAGCATGTCTATGGTTGATGATGTAGCAAAAACTGTTTCTGAATTCATGAAAGGTTACAAAGAGCAACACGCAGACAACAAAGAAGGTGCACCTAAAGTGCTATTCGTTATAGACAGTTTAGGCATGATGCTTACACCAACAGACGTGAATCAGTTTGAAGCAGGTGACATGAAAGGTGACTTGGGTAGAAAACCCAAGGCGTTGACAGCACTTGTAAGAAACTGTGTAAACATGTTCGGTAGTTGGAACGTAGGACTTATAGCAACCAACCATACATACGCATCACAAGATATGTTTGACCCAGATGACAAGATATCGGGCGGACAAGGATTTATCTATGCATCAAGTATTGTTGTTGCGATGAAAAAACTTAAACTTAAAGAAGACGAAGCAGGCAATAAAGTGACCGACGTAAGAGGTATCAGAGCCGCTTGTAAAGTTATGAAAACTAGATATGCTAAACCGTTTGAAGGTGTACAAGTTAAGATTCCATATGAAACAGGAATGAATCCGTACAGCGGTCTTGTGGACTTGTTTGAGAAAAAAGGCATACTAGTACAGACAGGAAACAGACTAAAATACGTAGATCCGCAAGGAAAAGAACACATAGACTTCAGGAAACAATGGACAGGTGATAAATTAGATATGATAATGGCAAACTTCAAAGAAGAGGTGTCTGCTGAACAAACTGAGGAAGCACAAGAAGACAAAGAGTAATGATCGACTTTACACACGAGGACATAGAACGTTTATGGAATGCTGTCACCCACTACGTGCCGGAGAGACAGAAACTAGACTGTGCGATAGACTTTATTAAAAGCCTCGAGGACATAGGAGTGGAACATGACGAAATCAAAGCGTCTGCCGAATACGATCCCAAGTTAGAAGAAGCAATCAACACTGTGTTCGAGGAAGACGATGAGTCAGACGGATACGGCGAAGATGATTAATTGGTACAACGAAGTAAGTAGGAACTTAGACAAGATACCAGACTGCGTAGCATACTTTGACAAAGAATTGCTAGAAGCCAAAAAGCAGTGTAAAATATATGGTAACTTAGAAAGAGCCAGTGCCGCACTACCAGGAATAGTAGAAGAGAGATTCAGTCAACTACAACAACTCGAAGCCATACTAGAATATCTTAACATAGAGTTGAGAAGATTAAGATCGAAAACTTTTAGAAAATACTTAGAAAATTATAACAGAGCATTATCAAGCAGAGACGCAGAGAAATATGTAGACGGGGAGGACGACGTTGTTGATATGGATAAAATAATCAATGACTTTGCGTTGATAAGGAATCAATGGCTAGGCATCACCAAAGGACTAGATCAGAAACAATGGCAAATAACAAATATTGTTAAACTGAGAGTCGCAGGGATGGAAGATGCAGACATCAAATAGAATAATACTTACAGATGTAGACGGAGTGTTGTTGGAATGGGAACACCATTTCACAAAATGGATGTTACAAAAGACACTCTTCGATGAGAAAGGTGCGAGATATCATCCACATAGATTACTTCCAGATAAAGAAAATACCTACGAAATGGCAGATCGTTTTGGTGTAAGCAAAGATGAGATAAGAAAGCATATCCGAGAATTTAATAGAAGTGCATGGATGGGTACACAGAGACCAATGTTAGAATCCCAAACCTGGGTCAAACTATTGGCGGCAGAAGGTTGGACGTTTATACCTATTACATCACAGACATCAGATATACCGGCACAACAGTTACGTAAAAAAAGACTTGGCGAACTATTTGGTGATCATGTTTTTACAAATTACCATATACTAGGCACGGGTGCTGACAAAGATAGTGCTTTATCCGAGTTTCATAACACCGGACTATATTGGGTAGAGGACAAGCCAAAGAACGCTGTAGCCGGGCTCAAATACGGTTTAAAGCCTATATTAATTGACCACCCATACAATCAAGATTTGAATCATCCTGAGGTTACCCGTGTAAGTAATTGGCAAGAAATACACAAATTATTATCAGGAAGAAAATGAAAGTTTACGTAGGTCACGATAGCAGAGAAGACATAGCATACCAGGTGTGTGAACACAGCATCAAGCGTAAAGACCCGTCGGCAGAAGTAATTCCCCTTAAGCAAAAGCAGATGCGAGACCAGGGATTATACACCAGACCAATAGACAAACTTGCATCAACTGAGTTTACGTTCACAAGATTCTTTGTACCGTACATGAATGACTTCAAGGGATGGGCAGTGTTTTGTGACTGTGATTTCCTATGGAAGGTACCTAGCCATGAGCTTGTAAAATACTGCGATCCGTCTAAAGCAGTGGTCGTAGTCCAACATGATTACACGCCAAAGGAAACAACTAAAATGGACGGGCAAGTGCAAACGTCATATCCAAGAAAAAATTGGTCAAGTATGGTACTTTGGAACTGTGAACATCCTAAAAATAAAATACTAACTCCTGAATTACTTAATGAAGAATCACCAAAGTTCTTACATAGATTCAGTTGGTTAGATGACAACGAAATAGGATCTTTACCTTTGGAGTACAATTGGTTGGTGGGTTGGTACAAAGAACCAAAAGACGGACACCCAAAAATACTACACTACACGGAAGGTGGTCCATGGTTTGACGGTTATCGAGATTGTGAATATGCGGATGACTGGAAGAAGGAGTTGATAAATCTTTTCAGTGCATAATGATTGGACAAAGATTTTTACAGAAATGTTTAGAGACGGAAGTGGAGAAAGAGCCATGGCCGCACCAAATTTTCACAAACACATTCGATCAAGAGACATTTTCTAAATTAAAAACACAGTGCGAAGAGAAGTTTGTTAATAAACAAACCAATGACCTTATTCATATTTTCCCAAACCAGTTCAAAGAGCTAGGCATAGACTTTTATGATGAAACATTAGACATTTGTGAAAAAGTATATCAAAACATCAAAGAGATACAAGACGTCTTCCCATTATATAGGAAATATACAAAACTAGGTATAAACGCACACATCAGTATTACTCCACCACTTCCATATAAGTTTTATATACACCAGGAAGGATTGGAAAAAGTTTGGAGTTCAGTTACATACATCACACCTCAAAAAAATGTTGGCACTAAAATGTACAAAGCACAAAGCGAAGATGCCTTTGTTAAGGAAGCAGAATGGGAACCTAATTCAACGTTTATATTCTGTGGGCAACAAGGGAAGACATGGCATTCATATGAAAGCAATCAGGACACTAATAGAATTACCTTTAATCTGTTTATAATGAAGCACAGATCTAAGAAGTGTTTTTATCCGCTATAAAATTTTGTAATAAATTCACGTCAGACATTAAGTGCCTATCTCGGACTTTTGTCCAAACAAATTCATCACGTTTTGCTATATTAAGATGTGATCTCACATTTGTTGCAGTCGAATCAAAGAGTTTTTTTGCTTTGAAAACTACTGTTGGCAAAAACATACACCTGTTTAATTTTCTAGCAACCTTTTGAGTGTAAGTGTCTACGTAAAAATGCCAAAAAAATGGTGGTGCAAGATACCCAACAACGTCAAGCCAATTTTTGTGCAAAGCAAAATGTGCCGCTCCTAAACTTTCATCGGGCCATAAAGTTGGTTTAACTTCTGCTTTACTGCCACTACCTTTACGCCTCCCATCGCTAGGCACAACCATTAAAATTTTATCTTCAAATTGATCAAACTGTGCTTTGATTTTTTCATCCCAATCCGCTGTTTGTACTTGCACGTCATCTCCCATTAACATTACAATTTCATTATTGCTCTTGTTTGCCATCTGATTCCAACTCAAACAAGTGGACTGATTTGGGCCAATAGTATAAAATTTCTCATCTAATAAATCTTGATAATGTTCTAGGGTTGGATCATCGTCATTGAGATAAAACAAAAATTCTGTTTGAAACTTTGCTGTCTCGTTGGCTGTTTCGACCAGTCTTTTTGCCAGTTCCGGTCTTCCGCGACTAGGAACACAGAAACTAATCATATCAATTTATTTTTCCAAGTTTCTGGAGTGATGTCGTTTACTATTTCAAGGGGTAGGTGATACTGGAATTTTTTAGTGCCACGTGTCCTAATGTATTCAGCGGTCTTTTTTACTGCCTGTCTCATGTTAGTAGATGTTTTGTAGTCCAAAAGTTTACGTGCTTTATCTGACGAACAAGTGGCAAGTTTAACTTCTTTAGGTCTGTCTTTATGATGTATGGGCTCTAGGTTGATGCCTGTCTCGTTAGAACACGCTTCTGCTAATTCGTTGATAGTAATTGGTTCTTCGTCAGGGCCTATGTTAATTACTTCGCCAACCACATTATCCTTAAATGCTAGAGCGTTCAAACAGTATAAACAATCGTCAATATAACTGAAACATCTTTTTTGCTCGCCGTCACCGTATATTATAGGTTGCTTGCCTTGTAACATTCGATTAAGCATAATGCTCATTACATTCCTAAAAGGATCGTCATACTTCTGTCTGGGTCCAACTATGTTGTGAGGTACTGCTATTACATACTCAACTCCGTGGGTCTCACACAAGTTACGTAGAACATCTTCCCCTGCCTTTTTGGCTATACCATATGGATCTTGTGGACGACACTCGTATGTTTCCTTGTATGGCAACTCATCATGATGGCCGTACCTGGCCATGCTCGAACAATATACAATACGTTTTACTTTATTTCTTATGGCCGCCGTAATAGTGGTAACAGAGGCTTCAAAAATATTCCGTGTAACAAGCACAGGTGAAAAAACAGACAGCCCTTCATATGCAGTGGCGGCCGTGTGATACACTATGTCACACCCCTCCATGGCTTTAGTCATGTTCTCTAGATTGCAACAATCTACCTGATGAAATTCTACATCCTGAGGCACGTTGTCTGTATAACCACCAATCATGTTATCATTACCAGCGACTTCGTGCCCTTGAGATAACATAAGATCAGCAAGATGAGATCCTAAAAATCCTGCTACACCTGTTATAAAAATTTTCATATCAATATTTAATTTGTATTACGCCCGATAAAAAATTTTATCAGGCCAGTGTTCTATAAGAACTTTAAAACCTAAGGATCTTATAAATTTTTCAACTTCAAAATTATTACTACCGTATTTTTTTGTGTTGTTATTCAATTCAATCATCAAGTACTGTACATTTGACAAGGTTTCAACTGCCCCCTTAAGCACTTCCATTTCAAGGCCTTCAACGTCAATCTTAATCAGATCCACATCATCTAAGCCTAAACTATCTATTGTTATCATGGGTATCGTCCCAACACCTACAACTCTTTTGCTTTGTGTAAAATCATCTTCGGACAATGAAATCATTTTTTGTTCAGCGCCAATGGCCAACTGATGTGTTTCTATGTCGGCGCCTACATTTTTGACCAAGCATTCATAGTGAACAGCATCCGGTTCAAATGCAACGACCCTGCCACAAAACTTATTCATTGCCATGCTCCAAGTACCTACCCATGCACCTATATCTAAAATATGATTAAATTTTTTATTTTCGGTTTCACAATATTCTATAAATTTTAATAAACATTTATTTTGTGTAAACGGTTTGCCGTCTCTCCATTGATCTAAATGCACGTCATTGCTTGGTACCCAAAAGCCATTTATTTTTTCAATCCTAGGCATTTTTAAATATGTAGTTGTGTTCTTCTTCGTTACGTTTGTGTTTAGATTCCAACACCAGACCTAACTCTTGCAATTTGGCCACCATGTTCACGTGCTTGTGATCAATTTCTACAAGTACACTTTTGCACTTCTGCAGTGTGGTTAATGATCCATTTAAAACCTTGTCTTCAAATCCATCTACGTCAATTTTGATATGATCAGGCTGTGGTAATATTCCTTTACCAACTAAAAAATCAAGATGCATTTCTGTGCATCCGTGGTAGTGTTCGCCACGCTCTCCCACTATATTGTCTGCGACTCCCTCATGCATGTTCTTGACACCTATAGAGGACATGGCAATTTTGTCACTTAGTGCTATGCAAAATGCCTGGCAGTTTTGAAGTTTATTCAAATTAATACTGTCGAGTAAATTTTTGTAACTGGCCGCATGCGGCTCGAACGCATACACAATATTGTTACGTGTCATTGCACTATAAAGTGTGTATATGCCTATGTTGGCACCAACATCAAAGAACACGCTGTCATTACCAAATGTATTGATCCATTTTATTGTCTCTGGTTCTTTAGTCATTAAGCGATCCATCCTATTTTTAATGTATGTCCTCTGTCCTTTGACGTTTGCAAAAATAATAGACTTGTCTCCTATAGGAAAACTAAAACTATCTGTATCATAACTCTTTAATTTTGGCATTACAATATTCCATTGTCCATTAATATCTCAACTGCTGTACCGTCTTTGAATTCATCTGGAGTGAATTGTTGATATGCTAAACTGTACAACCATGGCTCAGGTCCGCCATAATAGGGATTCTCTATGTCCGAAAGTTCTACATTTCCAACATCTACAGCAAAACTCTTGTTGTCACAGAACACAGGTATTCCCTCACAGATGGCCTCAACCGCCGATATAGAACAACTCGTAACAACACACCAGGCATCTTTCAGATCCTCGGAAAGGGGTACCTTTGCCTCACTCGGTCCTGATGTACCCCTGCCCCTAGGCTTGTGTCGAAGTTTAATAGGCCTGTCGGTGTATCTCTTAATCTGTTCAATGGTTTCGTTTGTCCAATTTGGTCTGTCTAGATAGTTGTGGATGCCCTCAGAACTTGGACAAATCAATATGTGTTTGCCAGCAAAGTTTGGCGCCTTTATTTTAATTCCAAACTTTTCAAACCTATCTGCCTTGCAATTCTTTATGTATGGTACGTGTATGGCGTTCTTGCAAATACGCCAGTAATGGTTGTCAGGTTT